CAGGCTCTTTAAAGTGTTATAGAAGTAACAGAAAACAAAGAAAAAAGTAGTTGAAATCTAAGCTGAAGGAGGAGTAAAGCATGGGAAAAACAAAGGCAAGCCAGCCCCAAAAGACTGTCCGTAAGATTCGTCCGGCGTTATCTCCGGAAGCAAGGGAGAATCAACTGGTATCTCTGGCAGTGGATTTGGCGGAAAAGCAGTTAATGGAAGGGACGGCTTCGTCTCAGGTGATTACGCATTACCTGAAACTAGGCTCTACAAAAGAAAAGCTGGAACGGGAAAAACTGGAAAAAGAAAATGAGCTGTTGAGAGCAAGGACTGAGGCATTGCAATCAGCGCAGAGAGTGGAAGAACTTTATACAAATGCGTTGAATGCCATGCGGACATACAGCGGGAAGGATAATTCAGATGATTAGAACCTTTACGGAATTGTCGAACTTACAGACATTCGAAGATCGGTTCCGATATTTGCAACTGAATGGAACTGTCGGAAAAGAAACGTTCGGATTTGACCGGTTTATCAATCAAGAGTTTTACAGGTCGACGGAATGGAAAGCGGTACGGGATTTGGTAATACTGCGGGACAATGGGTGTGATTTAGGGGCAGAAGGGCGCGAGATTTATGGAAAGATCTATATTCATCATATGAATCCGGTCAATCCGAAAGATATTCAGACAAAAAGTGAGTTTCTGCTGAACCCGGAATATTTAATTACAACAACACATGCGACGCATAATGCGATCCACTATGGAGATGAAACATTATTGATCAAAGCTCCGGTGAACCGCAGTAAGTATGATACATGTCCGTGGAAACAAATGTGAAAGGAGAATGCGGCTTGAAATATTTATTGGAAATGATATAATTTTAATGAGAATAACTCTAAATTTATAGAGAGAGGCGGTATATGTTATGTCAATACAAGAACAGGCTGTACAGATGATTAATGATTTATCAGATGAAAATGTGATTTTTTTAATTGATTTTATGAAAAGATTTATGTTGCCAAAAGAAGAAGATAAAAACTTTGATTTTAGACCGGATGTTATTGAGGCTATGGAAGAAGCAAGATTAATTAGCAGAAATCAAGAAACAAGAAAATATTCCAGTTTTGCAGAAGCTCTGGAGGATATGGATATATGAAATACCAATTAGCTTTTACCGGAAAGTTTAAGAAAAGCCTAAAAATGGCAAAGAAAAGGGGATTAAATATTCAACTTTTAGATTCTGTGGTAAGTAAATTATTACAGGGCAACTTATTGGAAGAAAAATATAGAGATCATGTTTTAAAAGGGAAGTACAGTGGATTTAGAGAATGCCATATCCAACCCGACTGGCTGTTGATTTATCTAATCGAAGATGACGTGCTAACTTTGACATTGGTGGATACCGGAACACATGCCGATTTATTTCAAATGTGATGAAAAGGAAAAGAATCCTGTACAGGGGTTCTTTTTTTTATTGTAAAGGAGAAATTTTATGGAAAGTATATTAACGTCGATTAAGAAAATGCTTGGTATCACGGAAGAATACGAACACTTTGATGCCGATTTAATTATGCACATTAATTCGGTATTTATGATATTGACACAGCTTGGCGTAGGTTCAGCAGATGGATTTTTCATCAAAGGGAAAGAAGAAGCGTGGACGGATTTTTTGCCAGAGGGAACACAGTTGGAGTTAGTCAAATCTTATATGTATTTAAAAGTAAAACTGCTTTTTGATCCACCATTGGGTTCTGCGGTTATTGATGTTATAAACCGTCAGATAAGCGAATTTGAGTGGCGTCTAAACGTTGCGGTAGATCCTGTAAATAATAACAGATCCGTATAATTTACATCTCCTTTTATGGAAAGGAGGTCTGTGGTATGATGAAACGTATAAAAGACCGTTTTTGGTATGGCTGTAGTTGCGCTTATTTTTTTGAAAGAGGTTATGTATCTCAGATTCATGTCCGCACGTCTGAGTCAATTACCACCACCAACTGCACTTGAGAACGCGGAGTTTTTTTTGAGGGAGCGGCTCAAGTTTTAGAAGGCGGTGATTGTATGCTTTGGCGGCTTGTAGAAGAATTTATTACCTTGATTTACGGTAGCACTGAACGTTTTTACCAAGAAATGAGATGATTTAAGTCATTAAATGAAGAACCTTAAAAAGAGAAAGAAAGAGTCTTTTAAACAGAGACTCTTTTTTAATTCAAAAAAACAAGCCAATGCTGTTGGAGGCGGCACTGACTTGTTTGTGTGAAAGGAGAAGGGGAAGTTCTTTATGGAGTACATGTGCTCGTTTTGCTTTGGTAATACGTTCTTAAGTTTTTAAAATTGATAATATCTTCGGCTATAATATCAATAATGAGGATCATTAGATTAAAGCATACTGAACGTATCTTTCGTAGAATTTTATTGAACATATGAGTGCCTCCTTTCTTATATTTATCTGTTAGCGCTCAACTGACATGAGTGCTGATTACAGTATAAGTGCTGTGGAAAGGATTGTCAATAACAATTTTGAGTCAGAAACACTGATAAGAGCTTCTTAAACAGAGGCTCTTTTATTTTGTTATATAAAAAACAAGCCGACGTTGCTGGTAACAACACTGGCTTGTTGAGTTGAAAGGAGAAAACGGGGGATTGTATGGATTACACGAATGTAAAGTTATTCATATATTTTTTAATATTAAACATAAACGAAAGACTTCCATCTGTGGTATTAATTTCGATGATTTCTTTGGCGATAAGATTTAATAATCGTTTAATTAGAGCCACAAACTTTTTCATAGCAATCCCTCCTTTCTTATCAGCAGTTTAACACAGTGAGTGCTAATTGTCAAGAGTCTCTTAAACAGAGACTCTTTTGTGTTAAAATCTAAAGCAAAAAAATTCTCAGCCAGAAAGAGGAAAAATACCCCTGACAGTAGAGGAGTCAGGGGGGATTAGGTTAGAAAGATTTAGCGGTTTCCGGTTCAGCAAATAATTTCTTAGTTTTAAAACCGTGGTTTGCTTAATGGTAGATCGACCATGTGCCTTGGCAAACCGCCAAGCTTCGGCTGGATGTAAATCGGTGTATGTATCAGCCTGCCTGAGCGTCATGTCAGCTATTTTTTGATTTGACAGTCTTGCCATAAAACCACCCCTCTTTCTGGTTGAGAATTTTTTTGGATTAATTCTATATTAGGGCTATATGATGATTGCTGTTAATTGTCGATTATTTATTTGCAATTTTGTTAATATAAAAATATTTGAATAAAGCAGAAAGGGCTAGAAAAATGATATATGAAATGATACAATACATAAAAAGGCTTTTTGGGAGAAATTCAATGAAATTAAATAAAGACAAATTAATAAATAGCATTAATCAAAAATGGTTGACAAAGAATTGCCCTATGTGTGGGAAAAATAATTGGAATATAGATGATGACATGATGACAATGATAAGTGTTGGAAAAGATCATTCAATACAAATTGGAAATAAAATTATACCAGTAGTTACAATAACTTGTAAGGAATGTGGTAATACAATTTTTGTAAATCCTCTAGCGATTAATTGTATGGAAGATTAAGGAGGAGTATTTATGTCAATAATAAGATACTCTGAATTTTTAGACAATAATCATGTTTTAAATGGATCACAAAAAATAAATAATAGTGAAGGAAATATTTCGTTATCTGCAAGATATCATACTAGCACAATCGACCAGAATAATAAAATAGTGAGTAATGCAATAAAAATGATATGGGTTGGTATTTTTTTATTGATAATAGGATTGGTTATATCAGTTATCACAAAACAAGATTTACTTCCTTTAATTCCGGGTGCATTTGTAGACCTTTTTTCTGGAACAATGATCTATCTGGTAAACAAATCCTCAGAAAATAAACAAAATTATTTTAAAAATTTAACTTTAGTAGAACACGAAGAACGTATTATAGAATTAATAGATAAATCAGATAATCTAAAGTTTAAAGAAGATATGATAACAAAGATTGTAGAGAAGCACTGTAAGAATTAAGAGATGGTAATCATCTCTTTTTTTGTGTATTATTTATAAAAGACAAATTCAAAAAATGTAACAGGAGGTGAAAATTCAAAATGAAAAATTATTTAAACCATCACGGCGTCCTTGGCATGAAATGGGGCATCCGTCGGTATCAGCCATATCCCAAAGGACATTCAGGTGGAAAAGAGGTTGGAGAAGCGGCTAAAAAAAAGAAGGTGAGTTCTATGAGCGATGAAGAACTTGCTTCTAAAGTAAAAAGAATGAATCTGGAGGAGCAATACAATAAATTGTCAAAAGGCGATCCGGCAACTGCAAAGATAGAAAAAACGAAGAAAGCAGTGGATGCTGCTTCAGGACTTATTAATCAGGCAAAGAATATACATCGGGGTAAAATCAGTGATTCAAGTAAAAAAGAAACTCTGGATTTGAGTAAAATGACGGACAAGGAGCTTCGGGAACAGATTGAACGGTATAATTTGGAAAAACGGTACAATGATATTTTTGCAAAAGAGTCGGAAACGGTTTCTAAAGGGCAGAATTATGTATCCAATATTCTGGAGGTTGCCGGTGATATTGCTGGCATTGGAAGCTCTGCGATTGCGATTGCTTTGGCTATTAAACAGTTGAAAAAATAAGGAGGGGTTGTTTCATGTTATCAAATACGGCTGTGCCAAAGTATTATGGCATGTTTCGGGACGCCGTGATCCGGGGCGATATTCCGGTTTGCAGGGAAATTGATTTGGAGATGAACCGTATTGACAGATTGATTGCAAATCCGGAGTATTGGTATGATGACAAAGCAGTGGAAGGCTGGATTGCTTACTGTGAAGAAGAACTTACTTTGACAGATGGATCTGATTTGGTTTTGCTTGACAGTTTTAAACTCTGGGGTGAACAGGTTTTTGGATGGTATTATTTTGTAGAACGAAGTGTTTATGAGCCGTATCCGGACGGACATGGAGGGCATTTTGTGAATAAAGTAATCCGAAAACGTTTGATTAATAAGCAATATCTGATTGTCGGGCGTGGAGCGGCGAAGTCTTTATATGATTCCTGTATTCAGTCGTATTTTGAGAATGTTGATACGACTACCACACATCAGATTACAACCGGTCCTACAATGAAACAGGCGGAAGAAGTGATTACGCCGATTAAAACCGCGATTACCCGTGCGAGAGGGCCTTTGTTTCAATTTTTGACGGAAGGTTCTTTACAAAATACGACGGGTTCAAAAGCGGATCGTACAAAGCTTGCTTCAACCAAAAAAGGAATTGAAAATTTTCTTACAGGTTCTTTAATTGAGGTGCGTCCGATGCGGATTGATAAATTGCAAGGGCTTCGTTGTAAAATTGCGACTGTGGACGAATGGCTTTCGGGTGACGTCAGGGAAGACGTTGTTGGGGCGATTGAACAGGGAGCTTCTAAAGTGGACGACTATTTGATTATTGCGACAAGTTCGGAAGGGACAGTCCGAAATGGAAGCGGCGATACAATCAAAATGGAGTTGATGAAGATTCTAAAAGGGGAGTATCCGGCGCATAATGTTTCTATTTGGTGGTATAAGCTGGATTCGATTGATGAAGTTTCACGTCCGGAAATGTGGCTGAAGGCGAACCCGAATATTGGAAAGACAGTTACTTATGAAACATACCAGAAAGATGTGGAGCGGGCGGAAAATGCCCCGGCTGTGCGGAATGATATTTTGGCGAAGCGGTTTGGGATTCCGATGGAAGGTTACACCTATTTCTTTACATATGAAGAAACGCTTCCACACCGTAAAAGGGATTATTGGCAAATGCCATGCGCTCTTGGCGCGGATCTGTCACAGGGCGATGACTTTTGCGCGTTTACGTTTTTGTTCCCATTATCAAATGAGGCGTTCGGGGTGAAGACCAGAAACTATATTACGTCTCTGACTTTGATGCGGCTTCCGGCTGCGATGCGGGTGAAGTATGAACAGTTTATGGCGGAAGGGAGTCTGGTGGTTTTAGAAGGAACGGTATTAGACATGACGCAGGTGTATGAGGATCTGGAACGGCATATTATTAAGCGGGAGTATGACGTCCGGTGTTTTGGATATGATCCATACAATGCGAAAGAATTTGTAGCAAGATGGGAAGCTGAGAATGGCCCGTTTGGGATTGAGAAAGTGATTCAGGGAGCAAAGACGGAATCAGTGCCGCTTGGCGAATTGAAGAAACTTTCGGAGGAGCGTATGCTCTTGTTTGATGAGGAATTAATGACGTTTGCCATGGGAAATTGCATTACGTTAGAAGATACGAATGGGAACCGGAAATTGCTGAAAAAGAGGTATGAACAAAAGATTGACGCTGTGGCGGCGATGATGGACGCTTATGTAGCGTATAAGCTAAACAGGGAAGCGTTTGAGTGACTTTATTCTTTATCCGTATTATAGTTTTATCAAAAGACAGAGCCAAAAACAAAGGCTCTTTCTTTTTATTTTATACAAGGAGGTAAAAATTCAAAATGGAGTTTTCTTTTCATTCTAGGTTAAAACATGCTTGGAATGCTTTTTTCAATAAAGACCCTACAGGGTTTTATAAGAATGTAGGTATGGGATATTCATACCGACCTGACCGGATACGTTTCTCAAGAGGGAATGAACGATCCATTGTAACGTCTGTTTATAACAGAATTGCGTTAGACTCCGCCGCAGTGGATTTATTTCATGTGCGTTTAGATGAAAACAACCGTTTTCTTTCTACAATCGATTCGGGGCTTCATAACTGTCTTACGGTATCCGCAAACATGGATCAGACAGGGCGGGCGTTTTTACAAGATGTAGTTATGTCGATGTTAGACGAGGGATGCGTTGCCATTGTTCCGGTTGACACGACAGATAATCCGGAAGAAACTGGAGCTTATGATATTGAGACTATGCGGACTGGAAAGATTTTAGAGTGGTATCCACAACATGTCAAGGTTTTAGTTTATAATGAGCGGACTGGAAAAAAGGAAGATGTTCTTGCAGAAAAGAGCATGGTAGCGATTGTTGAAAATCCGCTTTATGCAGTAATGAATGAACCAAATTCGACAATGCAGCGTTTGATTCGGAAATTGAATCTGTTAGATGCGATAGATGAACAAAATGGTTCCGGTAAATTAGATTTAATTATTCAGCTTCCTTATGTAATTAAGACAGAAGCCAGACGGGCGCAGGCGGAAAACCGTCGGAAAGATATTGAAAGTCAATTAGCAGGTTCTAAGTATGGGATTGCTTATACTGATGGCACAGAACATATTACACAGTTGAACCGTCCGGTAGAAAACAATCTGATGTCCCAGATTGAATATTTGACGAGTATGCTTTACGGCCAGTTAGGTATCACTCAGGGAATTTTAGATGGGACTGCGGATGAAAAAACGATGTTAAATTATTATAACCGTACGATTGAGCCTATTTTGTCGGCGATAGCCGATGAGATGAAGCGGAAGTTTTTGACAAAGACCGCCCGTTCCCAGTTTCAGTCTATTGAGTTCTTCCGTGACCCGTTCCGACTAGTTCCTGTGGCCGACATTTCGGAAATTGCGGACAAGTTTACACGGAATGAGATTATGACTTCTAATGAGATTCGTCAGGTAATCGGAATGAAGCCTTCAGATGATCCGAAAGCTGATGAGCTGCGAAACAAGAATCTGAGTGAATCTGCTGGTACAGTTCCAAAGTCAGAGGAGGAAACTCCGGATGATGAAGTGGTAGAACATCTGGCGCATCATGGTGTAAAAGGGCAGAAATGGGGCGTCCAAAATGGACCTCCGTATCCGATAGACAGAGACGGCGGAAAAGGGGTTGCAAAATCTGATGAGGGTGGTAAAATAGGAACAGGTCAGAAAAAGAAGAAAGAATCTGATCTTGCCAAGCAAAGTGTGACTTCTATAAAAAGGGGTATGCGGAGTCTGCAAAAGGAAATAGAATTGCATAAATCAAAAATTTCTAATCCGTCGAAACATATTCTAGAATGGGACACTTATTCTGAGCGAAAAAAAAACGGATTAATTAAACATTGGAATAAAGAAATTGTAAATCTTCGTAAATCTATTGAGAATCGGATTGTTGAGTTAAAAGAAAGGGGCGAATATGATGACTGATGAACTTTTTAATCATATTATAGCGCGATTAATTAGTAATGCAAATGATGCCGTTGTCAATGCAAAAAAAGACCCTAATAGTGAATTTGAAGAGGGAGTACAACTTGCATATTATACAGTGCTTGATACAATAAGAAATGATTTGATTATAGCGGAGTATGATCTTAAGAAGTGTGGTCTTGAAGAAGATCCTATTAATAAATACGCATAATATGATTTTTGTGAGTAACGGAGGAAAGAAAGAGGTGAATATGACGATGGATAATGAACTATTTAATCATATTGTAGCACGGTTAATTAGTAATGCCGATGACGCTACCGCGAACGCAAAAGCTAATCCGGACAGTAAATTTGAAGAAGGAGTACAACATGCGTATTATACTGCGCTTGACACAATCAGAAATGATCTTATCATAGCGGGGTATGATTTAAAAGAATGCGGCCTTGAAGATGATCCTATACACATGTTATATTCGGGGAGGTGAATTTTACAATGGAAACTAATTTACAACATCATGGCATACTGGGAATGAAGTGGGGCGTCCGTCGGTATCAGCCGTATCCGAAAGGGCATTCGGGAGGCAGGGAAATTGGAGAAGCGGCAAGAAGCCGGAACGTAAAGAAAGAACAAAAAAAGTATGACAAACAAGTGAAAAAGAACTGGGCGAAAGCCTATAACAAAACGGCCGATTATGCAAACCGTGTGCTGATACCTCAGATTAATGAAAAGTATACACGGAAATACGGCGCGAATTGGTTTAGCGAAGCTTCTAAGAATAACGCGGAAAACTATCAGCGTTATATGAAAGAGTATGAGGATTTGTTTAATCAAACTTACAATGAAATGTTAGAAAGCATGATTGGCAAACGTCCGCAATAAGCGGTCTTTATTCGTGAGCAATGGAGGAAAAAGAAAAACCCGATACTACTGTGAATAGCATCAGGCTAATTTTTTATGATTCATGGCAATTTTCAGCCAAATATTCAGCAACCGCTTTTACAATTATAGCTGCTCCATCAATAGGAAAACACATGGTCATTCCTCCTTTTTCTATACAGCGTGCTATACTTTGTTTCTATATATAGTATACTGTATTTTTTGTTTTAATATATATAGTATAGCGCACTTTAAAAAATCAATCAGATTATAAAAATTTAATAAATGGAACAATTCAGATTTACCCATAGATCTTAAATGATCTGTGGGATTTTTTTTGTTTGGAGGTAAAAATTCAAAATGAAGAAATTTGATTTTAGTGGCTGGGCTACCCGCAATAACTTAAAGTGTTCCGATGGGCGCACAATCTTAAAAGACGCATTTAAGGAAAATGACGGGCAGACGGTTCCACTGGTATGGAACCATAGGCACAATGAGCCGTATAATGTGCTTGGGCACGCGCTGCTTGAAAACAGAGATGACGGCGTTTATGCGTATTGTACATTGAATGATACGGAATCCGGCAAAAATGCAAAGTTGCTGGTAGAGCATGGCGATGTTTCGGCATTGTCTATTTATGCGAATCAGTTGAAACAGCAAGGGGCAAATGTGCTTCATGGCGCGATCCGGGAAGTTAGTCTTGTATTAGCCGGAGCGAATCCCGGGGCATTTATTGATTCCGTGCTTGCCCATGGGGAGGAGTCAGAAGAAGAAGGCATTATTTATACTGGGGAACCGCTTAGTTTATCCCATTCCGACGAGAAGAAGGAGGAAAAAATGGATTCAAAAGGCAGCGAAGAACCAGAAACAAAGAAGGAGGAAAAGAAAACGGAAGAAGGCGAAACGGTAAAAGAGATATTTGATAACCTGAGCGAAAAACAGAAAACGGTTGTTTATGCGTTGGTCGGGGAAGCCATGGGAAAGGATGGCGAATCTGACGGCGGCAAAAAGAATGAAGGAGGAGACGACACAATGAAACATAATGTATTTGAAAATGAGGGACAGGCAAAAGACAGCATATTAAGCCATTCTGATCAGGAGACGATTGTCGGCATGGCGAAGTCCAGCCAGATTGGCACATTCCAGACTGCCCTTGAAATCTATGCCGCAGAGAATGATTTAAAGCATGATGCGGTAAGCAGCGGGTTTGTACAGACTGGAGAGGGAAATATTTATAACTTATTTCCAGAGTATAAAGAAGTAAGGCCGGGAGCGCCGGAACTAATCACAAGCGATCAGGGCTGGATTTCTGTAGTAATGAGCAAAGTCCATAAAAGCCCGATTTCCAGAATCCGTACCAGTCAGGTGGATATTCGGAATATTGATTCATTAAGGGCGAGAGGGTATGTGAAAGGCAAGCAGAAATCCCAGACTGGCAATTTTAAGCTTGTAAGACGAACGACTGACCCGCAGACGGTGTATGTCAAAAACGCTTTACATCGGGATGACATAATTGACATAACGGATTTCGATTATGTGCAGTATCTGTATAACATTGATAAGATGATGTTAAATGAAGAACTGGCGACGGCGATTATGCTGGGCGACGGCAGGGAAGACGGAGATGAAGCGAAGATTTCAAGCGACCATATCCGCCCGATTTGGACGGACGACGATTTGTATACGCTCCATGTAGATTTGGACGTTGCAGCCGCAAGGAAGGAACTTCAGGGTACAAACACGGGGGCGAATTTTGGAGAGAATTATGTGCTGGCGGAAGCAATGATTAATACGGTTTTGTATGCGAGGGAGCGGTATAAAGGGACGGGAACTCCGGATTTATTCCTGACGCCGCATATGCTCAATGTGATGCTTTTGGCGCGTGACTTAAATGGCAGGCGGATTTATTCTTCGAAGGCGGAACTTGCTTCTGCATTGAATGTGGGGAACATTTACACAGCAGAACAGTTTGAAGGAAAGACGAGAAAGACTTCTGACAACAAAACGAAGAAGCTGCTTGCAATTATTACAAATCTGGCTGATTATTCACTTGGCGCGACAAAAGGCGGCGAGGTCACTCATTTTACACAGTTTGACATTGATTTTAATCAGGAGAAATCACTGCTTGAAACCAGATGTTCCGGCGCGCTTACCAGAGTGTACTCAGCGATTGCTTTAGAAGAAACTGTAAGCGGCTCTGGCAGTGAGGAAGTAGGTTAATCTGCCGATGAAATTCAAAATGGAGGGATTGGCATGGCAAAATTTTTCGGCAGAATCGGTTATGTGGAAACGGTTGAGACGAAACCGGGCGTATGGAAACCACAGATTGTGGAGCGGGAGTATTTTGGCGATTTGACAAGGAATGTCCGCCGGTATGAATCTTCTGGCCAGTTGAATGAGAATCTGAATATTGCAAATGAGATTAGCATTGTCGCTGATCCGTATGCCTATGAGAATTTTCATGCTATGCGTTATGTGATATTTATGGGCGCTAAATGGAAAATTTCGAATGTGGAAGTTTGCCGCCCTCGGTTACTGCTGACGATTGGAGGTGTATACAATGGCTAGGCAAAGAGAAGAACTGCAACTGCTTTTAGAGGAGATTCTTGGAAGCCGCAATGTATATTTTCAGCCACCGGAGTCAGTAAAACTTAAGTATCCGTGCATTCTTTATGAACGGAGCGATATTCATACAAATGCGGCGGACAATCAGCCGTATGTAAAATTAAACCGGTATACGGTGACGGCCATTGAGGAAGATCCGGATTCTGATCTGGCGGAGAGGCTGTTAGGTTTGAAGTATTGCGGGTTTGACCGTCACTTTACATCGGATCAACTAAACCACGATGTATTCACTTTATATTTTTAGGAGGTAGAAGAATTATGAGTAAACTTGTATGGGATAAAACTGGGGAACGTTTTTATGAAACAGGTGTGGACCGCGGCGTTTTGTATCCGATGGGAACGGACAGGACGTATCCGAAAGGCGTTGCATGGAACGGTTTAACGGCTGTGACGGAAAGCCCGTCCGGCGCGGAAGCAAATGCGATTTATGCGGATAATATCAAATATTTAAGTCTGATGTCGAATGAGGAATTTGGGGCGACGATTGAAGCGTATACTTATCCAGATGAATTTGCGGTTTGCGACGGCTCTGCGGAAATTGCAACGGGCGTTATGGTAGGGCAGCAGGCAAGGTCTTCGTTTGGGCTTTGTTACCGCACTATTGAGGGAAATGATACGGATAATGAGAATTATGGCTATAAGCTGCATATGATTTATGGGGCGAAAGCGTCCCCTTCCGAAAAAGGATACCAGAGCGTCAATGACAGCCCGGAAGCGATTTCTTTTAGCTGGGAGGTTACGACTACCCCTGTGGAAATTACTGCGATTGATCCAAAAACGGGAAGGGCGTTTAAGCCGACGGCTTCCCTGACGGTGGATTCTACAAAAGTGGACGCGGAAAAATTAAAAGAGTTTGAGGATATTTTATATGGAACTGATGGAACGGACGAAGCAGGCAGTAAAGATGCAAGGCTTCCGTTGCCGGATGAAATTATTGCATTTTTCAAAGAGGAAGGCTAATTGTTTCAATCATAATAGAAAAGGAGAATACATATGTTAAAGAAAACGATTTCTTATGAGGATTTTGATGGGAACCAGAGGACGGAAGATCATTATTTCAACTTGACGGAAGCGGAGATTACGGAGATGGAGCTTTCGATGAATGGGGGATTAAGCCAGCTATTGACGAAGATTTTGCAGGAAAACGACCAGAAGCAGATTATAGAGTATTTTAAGAAGATTGTGCTTATGGCGTATGGCGAAAAGAGCCTTGACGGGCGAAAGTTTGTGAAGAATCAGAAAATCCGGGACGAGTTTGCTTCGACTGCCGCATACTCTGAAATCTTTATGGAGCTGGCGACGGACGCAGACGCCGCTTCGGCATTTGTCAAAGGGGTAATGCCAAAGAATGCAGGAAGAATGCCCGCCGCACTAAAAGCGCCTGCGGATCGTTAGGAAACGGAAAGGAAGTGAGGGAATGTTTCAGCTTATGATACCGGGAAAGGAGCTTTGGGACGAAAAGAAGGAAGTATTTGTTCATACAAAGGACACTGCCCTTTGCTTAGAGCATTCCCTAGTTTCCCTTTCAAAATGGGAAGCAAAGTGGCATAAGCCGTTTCTTGGAAAAGGTGAAAAATCGCCGGAAGAAACGTTGGATTATGTCCGCTGTATGACGCTGACGCAGAATGTCAGCCCATTTGTGTATGATTGGATTGATGAAAACGCGATGAAGCGGGTTTCAGATTATATTGCAGACCCGATGACCGCTACATGGTTTTCGAAGGAAGACAAAAGCCCTCCGGGGCGTGAAGTGGTGACGGCGGAAGTCGTGTATTATTGGATGATTGCGTTAAATATTCCGTTTGAGTGCCAGAAATGGCATTTGAACAGGCTTTTAACCTTGATTCGCGTTTGCAATGCCAAAAGCGCTGCGCCAAAGAAACTTGGGAAAAAGCAGCTTGCGAAAAGGAATGCGGCTTTAAATGCCGCCCGGAGGAAAAATTTAGGTTCAAGGGGGTAAGGTATGCAAATCAACAAATTAATTAGTAAGTATAATTTTAACAAAGGGACTGCCAGCCGGATTCGGTATCTTGTGATTCATTACTGCGGCGCTACCGGAACGGCAAAAGGGAACGCGGAGTATTTTGCGGAGAAAGACAGAGGGGCTTCCGCCCATTATTTTGTCGGGTATGACGGAGAGATTTGGCAAAGCGTAGAAGACGCCAACATCGCTTGGCATTGCGGGGCGAAAGAGTACCGCCATAAGGAATGCCGGAATGCAAATTCAATCGGAATTGAGCTTTGCACAAAGACGACAGGCTCTGCGTCGCTTGCAGATGAAAACTGGTATTTTGAGGATGCGACGGTTGCGTCTGCGGTGGAACTGACAAAGGAATTGATGGCGAAATACAATATTCCGGCTGACCGCGTGCTGCGTCACTATGATGTGACGGGTAAGAGCTGTCCAGCTCCCTATGTGTTTAATGCCGGGAAGCATAGCTGGGAACAATTTCAAGCGGCAATCCGTGGAAAGAAAGAGGATACGCCTGTAAAACAGCCGAAGCCGTCTGGGAAAGATTCTTTTCAAGTGAAAGTGGAAAGCGCGTATCTAAACATTCGCAAAGGCCCCGGAACGGATCATGCAAAAACTGGGCAGTATACGGGAGTTGGCGCGTTTACGATTGTAGAGACGCAGAGTGGGAAAGGGTCGGATACAGGCTGGGGAAAACTAAAGTCTGGAGCGGGCTGGATTTCTTTAGATTATGCAAAGAGGTTATAACAAATGATAAAAGGGATTACTTTTCGGCATAAAGGGGATTTTTCGAAAACAGAGAGGTTTTTCCATGCCTTATTGAAAAAAGAGTATCTGAATGTATTAGAGCGGTATGGCAAAGCGGGGGTTTCGGCTCTCGCTTCCGCTACGCCAAAAGACAGCGGGGTAACGGCGGCTTCATGGGATTATGTGATTTCCCATAACCGGATGCAGTCTTCGATTACATTTGTAAATTCAAATATTCAAAATGGAGTGAATATTGCGATTATTTTGCAGTATGGGCATGGCACAAGGAACGGCGGATATGTTGCCGGAAGGGATTACATTAATCCGGCGGTTCGTCCGGTGTTTGATAAGATTGCAGAGCGTGCGTGGAATGAAGTGAAGAATCTTTGAATAATAGACTTATAGAAACGCTATGTAATGAAAGAGAATACATGAAAAGATCAAACTAAGGAAGAGTCCTCCTTTCAATAACTCTTTCTTACTTTGACAAGGCGCTTATATTTTGGCCTTTTTTTAGGTTAGTCATCGAAATGAGCGTAACCTAACTGCTGAATTAGATTTTTATAGTTCTCTAATTCAGTTTTATCACGAAGATTTTCTTCGTTTTTATGCAAATCATCTTTGCACGGATGATTCACTTCATAGAATGTAGAGTATTCTATCATATTTATCGCCTCCTTTTCATGTATTTTCTTTCATTATATAGTGTTTTTGAAATATGTCAAGTACAAAATGTAGAAAAAGTCTCCTAGCAAGAGGCTTTTTTTATTGCTTATGGAATGGGGGTTAAAACGATGGGCATAGCGGTTGATGAACGCGTGGTTGAAATGCGGTTTGATAATCATCAGTTTGAACGAGGCGTGCAGTCTACGATGGGCGCGCTTGATAAGTTGAAACAGTCGTTGAAATTAGACGGCGCGTCAAAAGGGCTTGATAATGTGAATCAGGCGGCAAAGAACGTATCGCTTGATGGAATTGCTTCAGGAGTTGCGGCGTTGGAAAAAAGATTTTCTACGTTTGGGATTGTTGGAATGCGTGTGATTTCAAACCTTACGGATTCGATGATGCGGTTTGGAAGGAATACGGTTGGGTTTGTGACGGACAGCATTATCGGCGGCGGAAAGCGCAGGGCGATGAATATTGAAAATGCGCATTTCCAGTTACAAGGCCTTCTTAAAGATGAAGCAAAGGTGCAGGCTGTTATGGACGACGCGATGGATTCTGTGGACGGTACGGCTTACGCTTATGATGAAGCTGCAAAAGCCGCTTCCCAGTTTGCGGCGTCGGGCATGGAAGCCGGAGAAAAGATGCAGGCGTCTTTACGGGCAATCACCGGCGTTGCGGCTATGACGAATAGTGAATACGAGAGTATTTCCCAGATCTTTACTACGGTGTCCGGAAATGGAAGGCTTATGGGAGACCAGTTGCTCCAGCTTTCTTCCAGAGGGTTGAATGCCGCGGCAACTTTGGCTGACTATATGACGAAAGTTGGCAATGGGGCGAAGGTGACGGAAGGCGAAGTCAGGGAAATGGTTTCGAAAGGGGAAATTAGTTTCGATTTATTTGCCGCCGCTATGGACGATGCGTTTGGAGAACATGCAAAGAAAGCGAATGAGACTTTTACGGGAGCTATGTCAAATGTGAAGGCTTCCCTTTCCAGAATTGGCGCAGAATTTATGTCACCTTTAATTGTTCAAAATGGACCGTTGGTACAATTTTTTAACGCTCTGAGAGAACGAATTAATGATGTAAAAACGAATATCGGGCCATTAGCAGAATTGTTTACAAAGTCGGTATCAGGTATGGCGCAGTCCGCTGCAAAATATTTACAGGAAATGGATCTGGCAAAACCTTTTGAAGCGTTTTACAACATTATGGATATATTCAAAAATGCGTTAGGGGGGATTTCTTCTATACTCATGCCGATCCGTTTCGCATTTGAGGATATTTTCCCCCAATCGGCAGTCACTGCCCTTGCTGATTTTACTTCTAAGCTGAAAGAATTTACTTCTAATCTGAGACTTAGCCATGTTGACGCCGTGAATTTGAGAAATACGTTTCAAGGTTTGTTTGCAGTTCTTGATATTGCCGGAAGGATCATTGGCGGAGTTGTACAGGCGATCTTTCCAATGACAAAAGGCGTGGGAGGGCTTGGTTCGGCCGTTCTTATGGTAACGGGGCAGATTGGAACATGGCTTACGGCGTTAGACGATATAATTAAAAAAAGCGGCGTGTTTGGAAGCGCTGCGGAAAAAATTGGAAATGTGACAGGCGTTGTTTCTCAGGCAATCGGAAAACATGTCAAAGGAATTGTAAAAGCATTCTCGGATTTTTTAGGAATTGATTTTGCGGCGGCGGCAGAAGCTAGGCTGAATCCTTTTCAAAAGATATGCGAGGCTGTGAAACTTGCTCTGGATAAATTGGCGGCTGTATTTCGGGAAATTTCTCCTGTTTTAGCAAAGTTTGGGGAAATGATTGTGGATACGCTTGGTAAAATTGGCGGCGGACTGCAAAAAGCTGTTCATGGAGAAGGGTTTGATTCCTTGATTGACTTGATGAACGGCGGTTTGATGGCTGGGATAGGCACAGGGATTATGAATTTTATTGGACATATCCAAAAAACTGTAATTAAAGCGAACGGCATGTTTTCGAATGTAAATCTGATATTAGCAAATGTGAAGAATACACTTATTTCCTATCAGGCGGCTTTGAAAGCAGACGTGTTGATGAAAATTGCAAAAGCGGTCGCAGTGCTTGCAGGCTCGCTTTTTGTGTTAGCGTTGATTGATTCTGAAAAGCTTTCTGGAGCGCTTGCCGCTCTCAGTGTTTTAGTCGTTGAACTTTCGGCTGCAATGGCGGCGTTTGGCAAAACTCTCGGCGGAAAAGGCGTAATGCAATTAGCAAGCGCCGGAACAATGATGCTCGCATTCTCCACAGCAATCTTGATTTTGTCTGCGGCATTAAATGTAATCTCGAGTATTGATTCTGATAAATTAACCGGCGCGTTGATTGGCATTACCGTGTTGCTTGGAGAATTGCTGGCTTCCTCCATTATACTTTCAAAATGGGGAGGAAAAGTGAAAACAAGCGCAGCCGGCATGATTTTATTTGCATCTGCAATTTATATTTTGACAAAAGCAGTGAAACAGCTTGCGCAGCTAGATGTCAAACAGCTAACAAAAGGGCTTATTGGAGTCGGCGTTTTATTAGCGGAGCTTTCTGCATTTATGTTCGCGGCAAAGTTTGGCAATTTTAAAGTTTCAAGCGGCCTTGCAATGATTGAACTTGCCGCCGCGCTTTTGATATTGGAAAAAGTAGTTTCTGGTTTCGGACAGATGAATACGGAATCGATGGCGCGGGGACTTGCCGGTGTAGCAGGAGCGCTTTTGGCAGTTTCCGCCTCTATGCGCATTATGCCTAAAAACATGATTGCCCTTGGCCTTGGGTTAATTGAGGTTTCGGCTGCGCTTAAAATTATCGGTGAAGTCGTTCAGGAAACAGGGAAAATGGGTTGGGAAGAAATCGGAAAAGGACTGACTGTGCTTTCCGGTTCTATGGTTATTCTTGCCGTTGCGCTTCAGGCGATGAAAGGGACACTTGGAGCGGCTGCCGCTATGCTTGTGTTGTCAATCGCTTTGAATGTGTTTTTGCCTTGTTTAAAGGCGCTTGGCTCTATGAGCCTCGTTGAAATTGGAACAGCAATACTTGCGCTTGCTGCCGCTTTTACGGTGTTGGGCATTGCGGGGGCTGTTCTTGGACCTCTGATTCCGGCAATATTGGGATTATCCGGCGCTTTGGCTTTATTTGGAATAGGGGTTGCGGCATGTGGGGCAGGTGTTTTGGCCCTATCGATTGGGCTGGCTTCCCTAGCTGCTTCTGGAGTTGCCGGAATGATGGCTTTTGTGACTGGGTTAGAGATTCTGTTTGTCGGCATATTGGAAATTATCGCTAAGAGCGTGGAGTCTATTGCGAATGCGGTGAAAGCAGTTGTTCTTGCGATTGTCAGCGTTGTTGTGGAATGCGCGCCTGCGATTGTGGAAGGTGTGTTAGCGCTTGTAGAAGAAGTTTTCAAAGCATTATCCGTACATGCTCCGGCGATAGTAAATTATTTGATGGATTTCTTAATTGGAGTTATGAACGCTTTGGCGGAAAGGCTTCCAGAACTGGTTCAGGCGGCTATAAATTTAATTCGTACATTTTTTCATAGTGTCATTGAAGTTTTAAAGGGCATGGATACTTCTTCTTTGGTGGAAATGGTTGAAGGCATCGGTTTTTTGACTGCGATTATGTATGCTTTGGCAGGGGTTGCAAAGCTGACTCCCTTAGCTATGAAAGGCGTTCTTGGGCTTGGAGTTGTGATTGCTGAGTTAGCGGCAGTATTGGCGGCGTTGGGAGGATTAGCGCAAATTCCATATTTGGAATGGCTGATTAGTGAAGGGGGAGATTTATTAAAAGAGATTGGGACTGCAATAGGGAAATTTATTGGCGGCATTGTCGGTGGATTGATGAGCGGAGTGTCGTCCGCCCTTCCCCAGATTGGATCGGATTTATCTCAATTTATGGAGAATGCAGCTCCGTTTTTTATGGGTATGGGCATGATTACGGCGGATACTCTGGCAAAGGCGGGCTTTTTATCTGGAATTTTATTGATATTTGGGGCGGCGGATCTCATTGCCGGGATTACAAGTTTTTTAACGGGAGGAAGCAGCCTGCCACAAATCGGGACGAATTTATCTGATTTTCTTTTAAATGCGACTCCATTCTTTTCTGGGTTGGCGTTAGTGAACGAAGGCGCAGTGAAAGCGGCTAAAAACCTAGCTGAAATGATAATGTTATTTACTGTGTCGGATTTCATTCAAGGAATTACATCGTGGCTGACGGGAGGTTCTTCTCTTGCGGATTTTGGAACAGAATTGGTGGCGTTTGGGCCAAGTATTGCAGAGTTTGCGGAAACGGTAAAGGACGTGAAGCCGAAAGCGGTAAAGGGCGCGGCATCAGCGGCTAAAATTATGGCGGAAGTTGCGGACAACCTTCCGGGACAGGACGGTTTGCTGCAAAAGATATTTGGAGATAAGAGCCTTGCGGATTTTGGCTCTGAGCTTTTGTTGTTCGGACCGTCGATTGCCTTATTTGCGGAAACGGTAAAGGATGTGAAGCCGAAAGCGGTCAAAGGCGCAGCGGCAGCGGCGTCGATTATGAGCGAAATGGCTTCCGAATTGCCAGAAACAGGTGGATTAAAAGCGGTTATTTTTGGGGATTGCACCTTGTCTGATTTCGGGGCGGAGTTAGTGGCCTTTGCCCCTCAAATTAAAAAGTATGCGGATGAGGTTGCTGATGTGAAACCTGAAGCAGTAACGGCAACTGCGAATGCGGCGAAGGTATTAAGTGAACTGACGGATTCGCTGCCGAAAACAGGAGGCATAAGCGAGTTTTTTACCGGAAAAAAAAGCCTGTCAAATTTTGGAGAGAACTTAAAAGCGTTTGGCGAAGGTATGTCAGAGTATTCAAAAGCAGTAAAAGAAGTAGACTCTGGAAAAATCACGGCATCAGCGAATGCGGCGCAAACAATCGCAGAACTTGTAGATATGTTACCGGAGACAGATAGTGTAAAAGGATTTTTTACTGGGGAAAAAAGCCTATCGAATTTTAGCGAAAACCTAAAAGCGTTTGGCGAAGGCATGTCGGAGTATTCAAAAGCGGTTGAAGATGTAAATTCTGGAAAAATCGTGATGTCAACGAATGCAGCGCAAACAATCGCAGAACTTGTGGTTAGTTCATCAAACATAGAAAAATTTAATCTTGCTGAATTTGGAAAGGATTTAGCAGCTTTCGGTCAGTCATTTGTAAAATATTATAAAGATACATCGGATATTGATCCGCAAAAATTAAGCGGCATTACATCGGAGATAAAGAAATTGGCAAAGATGGCGTCGTCAGGCATAACAAAAGGTTTTTCAGATGGAATGAAAACGAAGCAATCAGCAGTTTCAGATATATTTTCTTCTATATTAGAGAAAGCGTTGTCGGTTATTAAAAAGAAACGCAGTAATTTCGGCGTGGAAGGAAGCGCAGTTATAAATAAATTTGTTTCAGCAGTTAAAAAAGGTGGAAATGATGTAAAAACAGCGTTATCTGTTCCAATTAACCAGTCGTTGGCTTCTATACGCAACAAACGCCCGGCGTTCTATTCGGCAGCTTCTTTTCTGGTTGATGGGTTTGTAAAAGGAGTAAGCGATAATGCTTCTAAAGTGTCAAAACAAATACAGCTTATGGCGGAATCTGCTTTAACGTCGGCGCAGACAGCGTTAGGCATTCATTCCCCATCGAAAGTATTTACTGAAATCGGCGGCTATGTGGTGGACGGATTTTCGAATGGAATTGATCTAAATAAAGAAAAAGCGGCAAAATCAGCGGAAGCGCTTGCAGAAGTTGGCGTTCAAACGGCGAAATCTGTTCTTGAATCGCTAAAAGACAGCGACAGTATATTTGCGGAATATGTAGAAACTGTCGATGAAAACGGTGAAGCGGTGGAAGTTACGTTGGAACAGGCGGCGGAAGCATTTAAGTCGTTCCGTAATTCTGTAAAGGATTCCATTAAAGACGCTACGGGCATGTTTGACGAGTTTAAGACAGAGACGGATATTGCAGGAAAACAGCTTATAAAGAATTTAAAATCCCAGATTACCGGCATTACGGAATGGGCGGAAAATATGCAGCTTCTGGCGGCAAGAGGGGTGAATCAGGGGCTGCTTAAGGCGTTGTCGGATATGGGCCCGTCGGGAGCAAATTATGTAAACGCGCTTGTCACGATGTCGGGAAAAGAACTGAAAAAGATGAACAAGCTCTATAAGCAGCGTTTGAGTTTGAATGATAAAGCCGCCGACGAGATTGCTTCTAGTTTTGTGGAAGGCGGAAAAAAAGCTGCGAAGGCCTATGATAAAGGGCTTACGAAAGGGGAGATGGTTAAATCCGGTAAGAAATCTTTAAAAACGCTGGCAGAGGACAGCGTGAATGCTGTAAGCAATGCTAGAAGAAAAGTGAAAGAATCTTTTGGCGGCATGTTTGAGGATGCTGTCAAAGAGATGAAAAAAAGCCTTGATTATGGGAAAGGGGCGTTTCAGCAGTTTTGCAATATATTCTTATCGGGATCGAAAAACATTGTTGCGAGCGCAAATGCAGTGGAAGCTGCGTCAAAAGCAATTACGGCGTATGGCAAAAAACTGTATGAGGAGAGTGAGTATTATAAGGAAGACACGAAAAATCTAAAGGCGCATACAGATTCCTTAACGAAACTTCAAAATGAAAATTCGAAACTTCAGAAACAGTTGAAAAAAGCGAAAAAGTCGAATAAGAAGGATTCAAAAGAACGCGTACAGACTTTAAAAAAGGAGTTAGAAGCAAATAAAAAAGCGATTTCATCGGCAAAGGATCAGATTATATCGGATCAGAAGGAGATCGCGAAACATACAAAAGAAGTATATAATAATCTTCGTTCCGATTTATCTAATTCAGTTGCCGCGTTTTTAGATCCTTTGAAGGCAAGTTTGGATTCAGGGGTTGACTTGTTTAAGAAATTTGAATCGAACGCGACTTTATATGAAGAAGACAAAAAAAGACTGGCGGAACACCAAAAAACGCTGGCGGATTTGGAAAAACAACGCGCGGGGCTTCAAGAAGAATTAGCGAAGTATGCGGAAATGAATGATACAGATTCAAGGCTTCGATGGAAAGAGCTTTATGGAGAACTGGAAGAACTAGAGACGCAAATAGAGGATGCAAAAAACAACATTAAACAAGATGAAGACGACATGGCGTCCCATTCGCAACTTACGGTGAATAAGATTTTAGAAAATATGCAGTCGCAGGTAACGGGCGTAAAGCAGTGGAAGGGGAACATAAACAAACTTGCAGGAAAAGGTGTATCGGAAGGTCTGATTGCTTATTTAAAGAATATGGGCACAGACGGAGTGGATTATGTCGATCAGTTTATGAAGATGACAAGCGCTGAGATAAGTAAAGCGAATGCAATATTTAAGGAATCACAAAACTTATCGGCGCAGAGTCTGCTTGACGGTTTTAAAGATCAGATGAAAACGGCGAACGATTTTGCAAATGGCTTGAACCAGATGGCGAAAATGGGATTTGGGCAGGATCTGCTTGATAAATTAGGGGAAGCGGGCCCGGATAGTTACGATTATGTCAAAGCGTTTTTAACAATGACGCCTCAGCAGGTTGCCGAATTTAATCAGGAATATGCAAATTCTTTAAAACTTCCGAATACCGTAGCAGATAAGGTGATTTCTTCTTTTGCTTATGCGGGAAGCCAGAGCGCGGCGGGATTTACGTCGGCTCTTGCAAAGATGTCTGAAACCGGAAGTAAGGAAAACGCAGCTTTAGTTACGGCGACGAACAGAATTGGCGAATCAATAGGCGTAATGCTGAAATCGAACTCGAGAACGGCAGGTTCTGATATGGTAGGCGAACTGGCGCATACTTTAAAAGTCAAAAAGCCCACAGCGGAAAAGGAATCCCTTGATTTGGGAAAAGCAACGTTGAAATCTGTAAAAAAATCAATTTCGAAAAAAAAGGGAAAGAAATTAGCGAAAAATCTTGTAGACGGAATGTCGAATGGATTGACGGATCATTCATCGAGAGTTTCGAAAACGGCGGAAGAAGTGGCGTTGTCTGCTTACCGGGCGGCGAAAAAGGCTTTGGGGATTAAATCCCCTTCGAAAATGTTTGCAAAATTGGGAGCCTATACAGACGCGGGTTTTATCGAAGGGTTAGCGTCGGGCGAAAAGGATGTCTGTCAAACGGCATCTGATATTATGGGGCAAGCGATTAAAGAAGCGTCGGATTTGCTTCAGTCGGATATGGATACGGAACCTACAATCCGCCCGGTTATGGATTTGACGGAAATTCAAAATGGGGTTGGGAGTATTGGTGAATTGATGAATGATTGCGGCGTTTCCGCTTCCGCCAAATTAGCAGGGTTTGCCGCAGGCGGTATACAAAAGCCCGGCATGTCGATGGAGGATAAAAATGCAGGCGCAATTAGCCGGTTACAGGAAACGTTATCAAATCTTTTGGATAAGCCTGCGATAGAACAGCATAATACGTTTACAATTACAGGCAATGATCCAAGGGCTATTGCGGACGAAGTGTCTTGTATCCTTCAAAAACAAGTAGAAAGGAGAAGCGCAGTATGGGCGTAGTGATATTTAACGGTAAGCCCTCTTTGGATTATGGTATTCAGGTGGAGCATCCGCCTGAGTATCAGACTCCGGCAAAGGATTACGAAGTGATTCATATTCCCGGCAGAAATGGCGATCTGGTGATTGACAATGGTTCTTACCAGAATGTGAGCCGTCAGTACCAAATTGCATTTGGGAATCTGGATAAGGATTTTACAGGCATGGCGAACGCGGTTGCGGAATGGCTGCATTCTGCGTCAGGCTATGCGCGTCTGGAAGATTCTTATGAACCGGAATATTACCGCATGGCAATGTTTCAGGACGAAGCAGCGGTTGAAAATATATTACAACACGCAGGCAGGGCGGCAATCAGTTTTAATTGTAAGCCGCAAAGATTTTTGAAATCGGGCGAGGAATCGATCCAGATGTCAGTAAACGGCTCGGTTTTGCGTAATCCGACGGGATTTTCTTCTTTGCCGAAGATAACGGTTTTTGGTTCTGGAAAAAGCCGCCTTACGGTTGGAGACTGCGTTATTGAAATCGCAAACGTGAGTGGCAGCATTGTTTTAGACAGCGCGATACAGGACGCTTATAAAGGCGCAACAAACCGAAACTCAGATGTGACGGCAACAAGCGGATTTCCGGAATTAAAGCCGGGGGAAAATACAATTAGTTGGGGGAATGGCATTACATATGTGGAGGTGGTTCCAAGATGGTGGACAATATGATCCGGTTATTCGAATCGACGGCTCGGTCTTTTTCAACGAATGGGCTGGGAGCTTTATCGGAGGCAAGTAAGTGTGAGGTTGTGGAGGAGCGGAATGGGTCTTTTGAATTGGAATTGGAATACCATGTTTCAGGGAAACATTATAAGGATTTGGAATTAAGGCGGATTATTGTGGCAAAGCCGAATCCTTATGCCGACTCTCAGCCGTTTCGGATTTATGATATTTCAAAGCCGATAAATGGGCTTGTGACAATAAAGGCGGAGCATATCAGTTATGACATGTCGGGTTATCCGGTATCGTCTATAAAAGCGGATACGGCGAGGGAAGCTTTGAATCAAGTAAAAGAAAATTGCATTACGGAGTGTCCATTTGAATTTTCGACGGATTTGGCCGAATCGGGCAGCCTTGCCATTCAAAAGCCTGTTTCCATGCGGGCTTTGCTGGGCGGTTCGGGCGATTCCATACTGGATGTGTTTGGAGGGGAATACGAGTTTGATGGCTATAAAACAATTCTCCATGACAGCCGGGGGACAAACCGCGGCGTTACGATCCGATATGGGAAGAATATGACGGATTTGTCTCAGGAGGAAAATTGCAGCAATGTCTATACGGCGGTTTATCCGTATTTTTGGTTTGAAGGAGATGAGAATGACGAAGAAAGGCTCGTAGAATTGCCGGACGCGGAGAAGAAAATTGTCCCGACGCCCGGAACATATGATTTTACGCGTATTTATCCGTTAGATGTGTCGGGTGAATGGAAAAATCCTTCCGAATTTATACGCAAGTGGCCGTCAAATGATGAAATGAGGGAAATTGCCCAAAAGTATATTTCAGATAATGAACTTGGGACGCCAAAAGTTTCTTTGACGGTGAGTTTTGAACAATTAGCGCAGTCGAAGGAATATGAAACGATAGCCTTGTTGGAAGACGTGCGTTTATGCGATATAGTGAATGTGGAGTTTCCAAAACTGAAAGTGAGCGCAACTTCAAAATGTATAAAGACTGTTTATAATGTTTTAACGGGGAAGTATAGTTCGATTGAATTAGGGGACTCAAAATCCAACTTGGCGTCGTCGCTTGTTTCAAGAAATGAAATAGTGGAGGAGAAGATCAACAGCCGCCCAACGGTTTCTTTTATGAAAGAGGCGGTGGAACACGCAACGAAACTGATTAGCGGAGGTCTGGGCGGGTATGTTGTGATGCATAGCAGTGAAAGCAGTAAAAATGGGTATCCAGATGAAATTTTGATTATGGATACGCCTGATATTGCAACTGCAACAAAGGTATGGCGGTGGAATCAGGGCGGGCTTGGATATTCTTCGAAAGGGTATCACGGCCCATATCATACCGCCATTACCCAAGAGGGGGAGATTGTTGCGGATTTTGTGAAAACAGGGGATTTAACTGCGAATATTATTAGGGGCGGAACGCTTACAATCGGAGGGGTAGATAATACAGATGGGCGTATTGCGGTATTAGATTCGTCCAACAATGTATTAATCACTTTGAGTAAAAACGGCATAGATTTTTCAAAAAAAGGGACAGCGCCAGTAACAAAGATTACAAATGATACAATTAAAACGACAAACGTGACTGCGGAAAACCTAGTTGTTAAGGCGGCTAAGATTTCAGGAAAATTAACGGCGGAACAGATTAATACAAAAGGACTGATAGCGGAGAATATTAGCGGTGAACAGATAACGGGCAAAAAAATCAGCGGCGGTTCTATAACGGGAAGCCGTATATCGGCTGGAAGCATAGATGGCGCTGAAATAACGGGAAGTAAGATTACATCAGGATCTTTAGATGGTGTTGGAGTCACAAGCATTATGAGCGGAACGATATATTCGACTGATGGGTCTTCGACTACATCGATTTGGAATGGACGAATATCTACAAATAATATAACACTAAATGATAGAGACGATAATTCTGCATTTGTTGGTAAATCAGGAAACGGATTTAATTTTATAAGTTATTCTGGTCACTCAGTTTCCAAAAATGGTTATATACAAACAGAATCGCCATTGCAAATTAAGCATAAACATATTATTGATGGTTCGTCAATAAACGATATTGATATTGAAAATGGTGACGTTGGGTTATTAGTGTATAGCAAAACATATTCTGAAGGAGTTCATCCGGTTGTGGATAACTATCATAATTGCGGTCAAAGCGATCGCAGATGGAAAACTATTTTTGCCGGCACTTCTGAAATCAACACATCTGACAGAAATGTAAAACATGATATTCAATCTATATCAGCGATCTATGAACAATTATTTTTTCAGTTAAAACCAGTCAGTTATATGTTTAATACGGGGGATAGAACCCATCTGGGAATTATTGCTCAGGATTTGAAAAAGTCGATGGACATAATCGGCTTAACCAATACCGATCTTGCCGCTTTTTGTCAAGACGAAAAAAAGAAAACTATAACCGATGAAAAAACCGGAAAGGCGGTTAAAATTTCTGATTTAGACGAAGAAGGAAAGAAACAGTACTCTTATGGCATTCGTTACTCAGAATTTATTATGCTTAATACCCATATGATTCAGAAAGTTTACAGACAGATAGAGGAACAACAGAAAGAAATTAATAAATTGAATAAAAAACTGGAAGAAGTTCTTACCTATATAAAAGAGAGGAAGTGATATTTTTATGAGTGTACCTGATTATTCACCGCCTTGTTATAAAATTGTACATTATACTTATGCGGATTTCGTATCTAGGCAAATTGGAAGACCTGTACATATTGTTCAGTGTGATGACAATTTGCCGATTCTGGCAGTTAAGTTATATAGCGACGGACAGCCGTATACCATACCGTCTAATTCAGATGCAAATATCCGTATGGTAAAACCAGACGGGAAACATGTGTATAATCCGGCTTTAGGATGTGATTCTACCCGACATACGGTATATTTTGCCGTTACGCAGCAAATGGCAGTGTTTGCGGGAGAGAGCAGTCCTGTAGTAGAAATTTATACGAATGGTTCTATCGCATCGACTAGTTCTATAGGTATTGTGATAGACCGAAACCCTGTTTCGAATGACACGTTAGTATCTTCCGATGAGTATAAGACAGTCATGCAGTATGCGAAAGAAGCAGAATCTTATGCAAAAGGAAATACTGGAATACGCGACGGAGAAAATACAGATAATGCAAAGTATTATAGTGAAAGGTCTAAAGATTATTCGGACGCATGGAAGGGATCGTTATTGCCAAAGGGGGAAGTGGCATTCTCAAGGCTTCCGGTTAATGGAAATGTTGCAGGGCATATGTATACTATAACTGAATCATTTGTGACGGATACGAGATTCAGAAGCGGCGCAGGTTTTTCTTATCCTCCACGAACGAGAGTTTATTGGACATCTGCTAATAAATGGGAAGTATTAACTGGAACATGGAGAAAGGAACTTTCAAAATCGGAATACGATGCGCTTTCTAATGCTGAAAAAATGAATGGCATATACTATCATATTACAGATGATGATGATGAGATTCCGGATGCAAGCGCGACTGTAAAGGGTTTGGTGAAAGTAGATCCTGCTCTTTCTAGTTCATCTGTAAATCCTGTTCAAAATAAAATAGTTACGGGAGCTTTGGGAAATAAGGTGGATAAAGTTTCAGGTAAAGGATTATCCACGAATGATTATACAACAACTGAAAAAAATAAATTAAGCGGCATCGCCGCGAATGCTAATAATTATTCTCTGCCCTTGGCATCTTCAACTGTGCGTGGCGGAATGAAAACTGGATATTCTCAAAACGGTAAGAATTATCCTGTGCAACTCAGTAATGAAAAAATGTATGTAAATGTTCCTTGGGACGGAGTATGGTTTGGGGTATGTGGAAGCAAAAAAGCCGATGTAGCAAAGATAGTGGACGCATCAGGGTTCCAGTTAAACGAAGGAATTAGGATTACTGTATATTTTACTTGGGGAAACACGGCTGAAAACATTACTTTAAATGTAGGAGGAACTGGGGCAAAACCGGTTTTCTATAAAAGTAATCCGGCGCCTGCTAATTTTATTCAGACTGAATGCGGAATAGACATGGTATATTATGCTGGAGCGTGGAGAATCATAGGGGGATTCTCAGAAGCGTTTCCAGCAAGAGCGCTTACACAGTCGCAGTACAACGCGTTATCTTCTTCAGATAAGCTGAATGGGACAGTTTATTTTATTACAGATGGAACTTAAAAGACAGGAGGGATTATATTTATGGGAATTATTATGCTAAATGGCGTGAAGTATGGAGGCAGTGGAGGAAGCGGCGCAGGAGACGAATATGAGAGGAAGCCGATTGTTTTATATGACGGGGAGCTTTCATCTGGATCGATTAGTTTTGATTTATATTCTCATCTAAACTATTCTTATTATGGACCACGTAAATATATTACAACTTGTATATATGATCATGATTATTCCGGCTATGCCCAGTCACAATTTTTTAAAATTAGGATTGTTGGACATCGCGATTATAGTTTGTTTCATCAAGACTGCTATATTCCAGTTTTAACACAACAATACGTGGACTTTGTATGGTGTGGACAGCATGAGTGGGGGCGGGTATGCGATAGTATTGTTGGTTGTAATATAATTATTTATCCACGAGATTATAACAATGACAAATTAACTTCTTATGGATGTATTAATGTTTTATTAATGGCAGGCGACTGTTTTTCAAATTATCCAATTCTAAATATTCATATGGAAAATCCTAACAAGTTGAATCTAATGCGTGTTGAATTACTATAAATAATTTGGGAAAGAAGGTGAACAAATTGATTCAATTAATCATAGATTATGCAACTGATAAAATCGTTGGATACAACACAATCGTGCCCCAAAATCCTGACATAGACACTGTTTTGGCAGAAGACAGCGAATTGAGCAGGCTGGTAAATCTCAACCTATACGATAACCTATATTATATTGATGGAAAAATTACAGAAAAAACCGAACCAGATGCTCATTATATCCAATTAAAATCAATCAATGATGAATACGAAAAAGCCCATAAAAAAGTAGATGAGGAGCATAAAATTTTTATGGACAATATTTTGTCGGGAATGACAGTGGAAGAAGCATCTGAGATTTCCATACAGAACCGCAAACAGGCGGAAAATATAGAAAAAGAAAAAGCGGCATTTCATGATAAGGAAAAAGAACTGGCGGCGGCAAAGATATATTCTATGTTTAAAGAGGAAGAAAAAGACATTGCCTATAAGTATTTTCTTTCCATGGTCACTGTGATAAGAGATGAAAACGACTACATAGAAGAATGGATACGCTACCATATAGAAGAACTCGGATTTGAGCATTTCTACCTATACGACAACGAATCCTCCATACCCGCAAAACGATATTTGGAAGACACAGGATTTCAACATCTGGATAAAATCACATTCGTAGACTGGGAGACGTCCGAAAACACACAGCATGATATTCATGTGCATTTTTTAAAACATTTTAGCAAGGAAACCAAATGGTATTTTGCCGCTGATCCAGACGAATATGTTTTTATTAAGGATAAAACAAAAACACTAAGAGACTTTCTGGAAGAAAATGAACAATACGCAGCGATCGAATGTATCTGGCATCATTTCAATGCAAATGGTCAGGAAAAAAAGACCAGTGGAACAGATATGGAAAGGTTTACAACGGAGACCGACTGGCATTATGGCAAAGGGCATGGAAAGTTTTTCGCACATTCAAACAGAACAAAGGATTTTGCAAATTATCGTCCGTATATAAGATTAGATGCCGCAGTTTTATTCGGTGAAAAATCAAAAGCGGACGATTTTTTTCAGTTAAACCATTACTATACGCGTTCGTATGAAGAGTGGTTAAAGAAAATCAGCAGGGGGACCGTAGTCCCACATGCAAAACGGAAATATTCAGAATTTTTTGAATTAAACCCTGATATGAAATATTTAGACACTGGAACAGAGGTATTGCAAAAATATGGTTCGAATGAATCGCAAAATGAATAGCGGAAAAAGAGGAGGAAAACATGGACGAAACCATTTCTCGGGCAGAGCATGAAGCATTTAAAGAATTAATTGATGCAGAAAACCGCCGGCAGAACAAGCGTATTGATTTGGTAGAAGAAACCGTCAGACAAATAGGGGCGCTGACGACTTCTGTCGAAAAATTAGCTCTCAGTATGGAAAGCATGGTAAAAGAACAGGAGCAGCAAGGAAAACGTCTGGAAATACTGGAAAGCAGGGACGGTGAAAAATGGCGTCAGGTAACGGGATACATTATAACAACGGTACTTGGGATCGTCCTTGGGTTTATATTCAGGTATATAGGAATATAAGGAGGTTTTTATGAATTTGAACAATAAAACATACGATTTTTTAAAATGGCTGGCAATGTATGTATTCCCCGCAGTCGGGACATTATATTTTGCCCTTGCCGGAATCTGGGGGCTGCCTTACGGCGAACAGATCGTAGGGACAATTACAGCATTCGATACCTTTTTAGGGGTCATTCTTGGAATCAGCAAATCCAAGTATGATAAACAGACAGAATGATATTTTACATGCAAAGAGCGTCACGGTGGCGCTCTTTTTTTTGTGCAATTTTTTGAATAAGCAAAACCCGATTGGAATAAAATGGAATAAGCAGGAAAGCAGAGGCGGCATATGGAAAAAGATACAAAAAAGAGAAAAGTAAATGTAGTTTATGGAGATAAAAAATTAGTCGACTGCATGAAAAATGTAATATTAAAACGCAAAAAACAATAGAAAACCAGCCTCGTATCATGTATACTATAAGAAGCGCGCATGATACGGGGATATAATAAATACGATTGGAGCGAAATCACATGATAAAAAATCGTGCTGTATTATATCTTAGACTAAGCAAAGAAGACGCGGATAAATTAAGCAAAGGAGACGACAGCGCAAGCATTCGGAACCAGCGGCTTTTACTAACAGATTACGCATTAGCCCATAAGTTTAAAATTATAAACGTTTATTCCGACGACGACGAAAGCGGTTTGTATGACGACCGCCCGGAGTTCGAAAAAATGATGCTCGACGCAAAGCTTGGGGAATTTGACATTATTATAGCAAAAACCCAGTCCAGATTTTCCAGAAATATGGAGCATATCGAAAAATACTTACATCACGACCTGCCAAACCTTGGCGTTCGTTTTATCGGCGTAGTGGACGGCGTTGACACAGACAACGAAGACAACAAGAAAAGCCGCCAGATAAACGGGCTTGTCAATGAATGGTACTGCGAGGATTTATCCAAAAATATCCGCAGTTCTTTTCGGGCGAAGATGAAAAACGGGGAATTTCTGGGTTCTTCCTGTCCGTATGGATACAGAAAAGACCCCAAAAACCATAACCATCTTGTTGTAGACGAGTATGCCGCAAAAGTGGTGCAAAGGATTTTCCAATTATATTTGTCGGGATATGGAAAAGCGAAAATAGGCTCGATCCTGTCTTCCGACGGCATATTAATCCCAACGTTATACAAACGGGAAATATTAGGGGAAAACTACCACAACGCAAAGGCGTTAGACACGACGAAAACATGGTCGTACCAGACGATACATACGATATTAAATAATGAAACGTATACAGGGCAGTTAATCCAAAATAAAATGAATACGCTGTCTTACAAAGACAAAAAGAAAAAACGCCTTCCAAAAGAAGAATGGATTGTCGTAAAAGACGCCCACGCGCCCATCATCGAACAGGAAACATTTGAACTGGCGCAGAAACTCCAAAAAACAAGGACGAGAAGCGTTGGATCTATGAAAGAAAACGGCATATTTTCAGGCCTGCTTTATTGCGCCGACTGTAAACACTCTATGCTGCGTAAATATGCAAGGCGCCAAAACGGCGGTTTTATCGGTTATATTTGCAAAACTTATAAAACACAGGGGAAAAAGTTCTGCGCCAGCCACAGCATTGACATCGACATTTTAGAAGAAACGGTATTGCATTCGATTCAATGCGAAGCCCAAAAAATCTTAAGCCCGACAGACATTGACGAACTTGGGAAGCTGAACGTATGCCGGGAAAAGCAGACTTATTATGAGATGCAGGCGGAAAATATGCAAAAACGCCTAAATAAGTTAGAGAAATTCAAACGGAAAACATACGACAACTATATGGAAGATTTGATTTCAAGAGAAGAATATGTCAAGTATACGTCAGAGTACGAATCTGAAATAAAAGAACTGCAAGCCAAACAGGAAAAAATCCAGAATAAATCTGACATACAGCAGGAGCTAAACGCCCAGTACGACGAATGGACAGAGGCGTTTCGGAATTATATCCATATAGAAAAGCTGACAAGGGAAGTCGTGTTGGAACTGATCGACAAAATCGAAATTGAAGCCGATAATTCCATTACCATTTACTACAAATTCCACAATCCCTATGCGGATTAGCGTCTACTATATCGAAATGCCACACATGAGGCATATAGAAATAGTAGACAGATAAAATCCCCGTATCGTGCACGCTAATGCAATTCGTTCATTGAGCGGATAAGTATCGAATGATAAAATAGACATAATTATCACAGGAAAAACAAGTTGTCTTATTTTTTCTTAATTATGGTGGGGGTATATGGGGGTCGTCTGTTCAAAATGTGGTGGGGAATTGAAATTGTATGATTATGTCAAAAGAATATTACGGACAAAAGGACGGGAAACAAGCCAGATCACAATACGGAGGATGCGGTGTCATTGTTGTAATACAATACATAGGGAATTGCCGGATTTTGTCCTTCCATATAAACAATATGAAGCGGAGGTTATCCATGGGGTTATAGAAGGGATAATCACGCCAGAGACGGCAGGATATGAAGACTATCCTTGTGAAGGGACTATGCAAAGGTGGAAGAAAAGTATGGATCAGTAACGCGTGAAATACAACTCCTGTTATGGAAGGAGGTGAAAATTATGAAAGAGTTTAGGGCTAAAAACCCGAAGCAGTTAGATTTATGCTTAAAATTGCTATATGCTGAACATATGGGATTTTCTGTTAGTGTAAGTGAAAACATAAAGAAGAAAATTGAGTATGTAATTATAGTAGATGCTGACGAGCAGAAAATATGCGAGCTTCAGGAAAAGTACCGGATACTTATTTCATAAGAATACTTATCTGTAATGCTTAAAGGGGTGAAACATACCCTTTAAGTTTTTGGATTGATATGATAAAGTAAATAAGAGAAAGGGGAAATGGCGTAAATGATTAAATTTGACGTGTATGAATTGCCGGATAATCCAGATGAGGAGTTTAAGCATCATGTGGAGTATCGTGAATATCCGGAGGAAGGAAAACGGCATTGCAATTTATGCGTAGTTTGTGGATTTTCTACATATCCAAAATGTAGAGAATGGTGTCCGAATGGAGGATATGGAAGTTTTGAGGGCTGAGATGAAAATCACAGCTCTTTTTTTGCGTCGATTTTCACTGACTTTGTTTTTACAGATCTTAATTTCTAATCTAGAATAGAATCGGTGGCCGCCCAATTATGTGATATTTGCGAAAGGAGAAAACATGAGTGTAAAAGTACGTTCAGAATTGTCGAAAAAGAACAAATATTGGATCGAACGGCATCGGTATTACGAATTGAAACATTTTTGTTTGCAGTATCCAATTTGGAAGAAAGCTTATGCCGCATTGGACGGGTTTAGTAAACGGCCTGATGATATGGAAGGTTTTTCTGTTACTAACGTTTGTAACGATCCGACGGCAAAATGCGCGATAGCGAAAGCTTTTTATTCGGAGAGAATGGATATGGTAGAACGGGCTGCCATGGATACAGACGAGGAATTGTCAGATTATATTTTAGAGGGAGTCACAAATGGCGTTTCTTATGAGCATTTGAAAGCTAGATTAGAAATTCCATGTGGCAAAGATACTTATTATGACCGGTACAGACGGTTTTTCTGGATTTTGAATAAGGAAAGGCAGTGATGGAATGTCTGTATGCGAGTAAATAAATAGAAAATAATTTTGATTTTTCGGCATATCCTTGACATATGCGTATCATATGCGTATATTAATGGTATGAGGAGGAAATAAGATGAAAACGAAAGACCTTGTTAAACTTCTTGAAAGAAATGGGTGGAAGTTTAAGCGTCATGGAGGGAATCATGATGTTTATGAAAAAGACGGAAAGAGAGAGATTATTGTAAGGCATAGAGAAACAGATGAAGATTTAGCAAAAGCAATTATCAAGCGGAACGGGCTGAAATAAGCTTTGCGCCTATGGGATATAATAAATAAAATCAGATTAGGAGGTTAGCGATTTGAAAAAAGCATATCCAGTTGTTTTGTCAAAGGGAGAAAAATATACTGTAGTATATATTCCGGATTTTGAAATTAATACACAAGGGAAAGATACTGTGGATGCAATGAAAATGGCAAGGGATGCGATCGGCATTATTGGCATTGATATGGAAGACGAAGGGGAATCTTTGCCAGAGCCTACCGCAGTATCTGATGTAAAAAAAGATTCAGCGTATGATATCGTGACTCTTGTAGATGTTGATTTTGAGGAGTACCGCAGAAAGAATGATCTAAAAGCGGTGAAAAAAAATTGTACAATACCATCGTGGCTTAATTTTGAAGCTGAAAAGGCTGGTGTGAATTTTTCGGCTATTCTTACAGCAGCGCTGAAAAAAGAGTTGAATATTTAGGGGCAGTAAGTAAGAAATGGTATGATGGCATACGGAGAGCTTGGAAACAGGCTCTCTTTTTTATAACATCAGTACGCAGTCAACGGGTATTTATGATATTTTAGTAAAAGCAAAAAGTTTGAAAGGAGAATCATTTCTTATGATAATTGGTTTGTTCGTTGGGATTATAATCGGGATATGCGCGGCATATCCGATGTCAAAAATTGGCTCGCTGGGAAATTTGATTATATCGGATCATTCGGGAGAGGATTCGTATTTGTTTTTGGAAATCAACCGGGAGGATATGAAGAATTTGAAACAGAATGATATTGTAAAATTCAAAGTTCAGGATAACAGAGCTGTTTCGCGTCATTAACATTTCCTGTTATGGAAACAAAATTCATTATTGAAAGGAGAAAAAACGATGGAAGATGAAATCAGGAAAGTGTTGACGGAGGAGATTTTAAGTGAATTTGAGAGTTTAAAGAATTTGGAATCCGGAAGCAAAGAGAAACAAATGGCGGTTGAAGATATTGCTAAACTCTATAAACTGGAATTAGAGGAAAGAAAGTCTGACGCAGATTGGAACGAAACGTGTAATCGCAGATTGATGGAAAGCAAACGTGAAGAGCGTGAACTGGACAGACAGGAGAGTGAGGATCAGTTTAAAAAAGACCAATTAGCGGAACAGGCGAAAGACCGATATATAAGGCTTGGATTAGAGGCGGCGGGAATTATATTGCCATTAGCATTCTATGCGGTCTGGATGAAAAAAGGATTTAAGTTTGAAGAAACCGGAATCTATACGTCTACGACATTCAGGGGATTATTCAATCGGTTTAAACCGACAAAGAAATGAATTTAATGAAACAGACGATTAGTCCGTGTTGTATACATGGGCTTTTCGTTTTTTTCGCGGAAAAAACAAGGGCTATTATGAAAAATATAAAAACGAAAGGAGTAACAATTATGAATGAAATGTATTTTTCCGTTCCTCAAGGAACACATGAATTAACATTTGGCATTTTAGATGACGAAGGAGGAGAACTTTGGAATTTTTATTTGATATTTATTGAATCAACTATGATGAGATCACGTCAGATCATTGTGTATGCTGACTATAGTGAAGATGGCATTTCAACAGATATGCAAACACTGAGCAGTAATTGGCATGAGGGTTTAGATAATGAATTTGAGTTTGAATTTCAGATATCAAAAATGAAAAAAGTAACAATCTATATGTGTTTGACAGATATAAAATATAATATTCATGTAACTTATTAAGGGAGCGGAGGAGTTGTGATATAATTTTACAACTCCTTTCTTTTTTTCACATATAATGGTATAATATTTTAAGATTTAAAAAGAGGAGGAAAAATATGATACGCTTCACAAAAGAAAATATCGATAAGATTCTTATTGCAAATGAAGGGTTCAGGGATCGGACGTATTACAAAAGTAAGAATAAGGAGGAAGAGAATCTGTATACGATTATTGGAGGGGTCTTACAGAAACGATCTATTGGCAAAACATCTTTTAGTGATAGCCGTTATGATAAAACAACAGTTTGTGATTTAGAACAAACCCGCAGATTTATTAAGAATAATGTAGAAAAATTAAATCTAAATATTCATTAAATATATTATAAAAGCTTGTGTGGAATACACGAGCTTTTCGTTTTTTTTTCGCGAAAAAAACAAGGGATATTATGAAAAATATATTATGGAGGTGTTTTTGATGAATTTATCTAAGTATTATGCAAGGAACGCAGAAGAAAAAGCGTTTGATGATGAAATGAGAAGTAAAGTTTACGAAAATGGAACGAAAGCTGAAATGATACTTTATATTCAGAATCAGACAATTCTAAATATGCTTAGGCATATAGAAGATGAATTACAAGAATTAAAAAAGAAACAATAATATTTACTAGAAAAGAGAGTCCTAAAACAAGGACTCTTTTATTTTATGATTAATCGTCAAATGCCGAACAGCCATCGCGGCAAAGTGGATACGGTCCGCCACATCGTTTCTTTTGAAAATATAGTAGCATATCAGTACGGAATTTACCAGTTATTTTCTTTACTTATTTAGATAAGGAGAGATCATGCGTTATCATTATAAAAAACCTAAAAATTTTGTTCCGATGTATGGAGAGCGTCATATTTGCAGCCATCCGGTTTATAATACTTGTACATTATTTAAGATTAGAGACAAAGGAATAGCAGTGATTCAACAAAGATTTGACAGGAAAACAAAAAGCACATGGTGGGGTGAGGTTGATCCTTGGCTGTGCAATGATTTATATTTGCATCCGAATTTTAAGAAATATTTTGATGAACGCGCGCATGAGCGCATAGAGGGGCTTTATCCTACAGTGACAGTCCGGCAAATGATGTGGGCATTGAAAATGAAACCGATGCCAAAAGAGAGATGGGAAACGGTGTTTGACAGAAAAGAGATTTAGCGAAATTTACAAGTCCTTTAATGAAACATAGACGATTATGAAAGGAGAAAAGGAGTATGGACGAAATGAAAATTAATTCAGCGTTTACGAAGAACTTGATCGCGAAATTTGTGAAGAGTGTGTTAAAAAAGAAACTGGGTTGTGAAATAGATATTCAGTTGAATGGATTAACGGCTGCGATTACAGATGGAACAGCGCATGTTCATTTAGATGTAGATGCAGAATTAAGTAAAGGGGAACTCTTAAAGATTTTAAAGAAAGTTGGTTGATATGGGAAAAGAGATCATGAAAACATGGTCTCTTTCTTTTTGCGCGAAAAAACAGTTCTTATTATGAGAAACAGTTAGTTTAGTTGAAGTCGAGACAAAGGCTTCTATTTTTTTGCTGAAAGGAGAATTAGGATGGGAAAGAACAGAGAAATGGTTGGCAGTACAGAATTTGAAAAGAGTTTTTTGGACATATTACACAGGCTATGATATCGGCATCACACATGGCAGGTATGGAGGGATTTCGTGATGATGTCTGCCTGTGCGATTGCAAATGCGGTGGATCATAGATCGGATGTCCAAAAGTTAAGGGAGGATTCCTATCTGGAGACGGTGAAAAGATATTCGAAAGAAGAAATAGAGCAGCTTTGTGAATTACTTGCCGTTACGGTATCGGCTTTGGACGAAAATCCGGCGCAGGATTTTCTTGGAAGCCTTTATATGAAACTTAATTTTGGAAATGAGAATAAAGGACAATTTTTTACGCCATGGCATATAGCTGAATTGATGGCGAAGATTCAGATGGACGATGCCATTGCAGGAAAAATTGACTCGGAAGGTTATATTTCTGTTAATGACTCTTGTTGTGGGGCGGGGTGTATGCTGATGGCATTTGCGGACGTTTGTAAAAATAGTTTAAAAGTGAATTATCAGCAATCTGTCTTTTTTGTGGGACAAGATATTGATCCTTTAGCGGCAATGATGAGTTATATCCAAATAAGCCTTCTGGGGTGTCCGGGATATATAGTTGTAGGTAATTCACTTACTGATTCGATTGGCGGAACCGTGCTGGAGCCGCTCTCACATAAACCGGAAGATATTTGGTTTACGCCATTGTATTTTTCAGATATTTGGGCAATACGCCGTTTTTGTTCCTGTGGGAATTTTATGGGAAATGGGGAGTCAGAGGCGCTTCAAACGCCAAAAGAGGAAAAAGTGATTTTACCAGAACACATAGAGCAAAAGAAAGTTGTAGTGAAAAAGCATAGCAGTAAGAAAAAAGCATTTTCTTGGAAAGATTTTTTTACTGTGAAAGGAAAGGGCAAAAAATGAAAAAATCTATAATTTTATGTTGTTTTGCAACGTTTGGGGTTGTAGGAACAGCGGTAATGACAGCGAAGGCGGTGCTCAAAGCAGAAAAGATATTAAAAAAACCCGAAAATGAAGGTTTATGTAAAAAGGAATTGTTTTTAAAGGCTGCCCCTGTTTATATTCCGGCAATTATGCTTGGGCTTGGGACAATTTGCTGTATATTTGGGGTACATACGCTGAACAAAAAACGGCAGGCAAGTCTTATAGGAGCTTATTCTTTGATAAACAATTCTTATCAGGAATATAGAAGAAAATTGACTGAATTGTATGGAAAAGATGTGGATATTGAAATTAGGAATGCCATGGCAAGGGAACATTGTAATTTTCATCAGATAGGATTTGATAAGCCAGATGAAAAAGCCCTATTCTATGATGAAATTTCAGGAGAGTCGGTCTTTTGTTATGAAAGGGAGATTATGGATGCGGAATATCATCTGAACCGGAATTTTGCGCTCAGAGGGTATGCGTTTTTGAATGAATTTTATGAGTTTTTGGGTTTGCCGCCAACTGAATATGGAGGGATTGCAGGCTGGTCTGTTATTTCTGGAATGGGCTGGATTGATTTTGAGCACAGAATGATTGATAACGACGACGGAGGCGCAGCCTGCTATTCGATTGACATGATATTTTATCCGGAAGTATTGGAGGAGTGGGAATACTGACATTTACGCGAAAGAAACAAGTTCTTTTATGGAAAGGAGGAATGCTTTATGAAAAGATCATTGCTTAGGCTTGCCGGTATTACGGCATCTGTAATCGGAATAGCGGCAACGCTTATTTCGGATTGGGTAGATGAAAAAAAGATGGAAGAAAAAGTAGAGAGAAAAGTAAATGAAGCATTTGATAAAAGAGAAAAAGAGTCTTAAACATAGGCTCTTTTCTTTTTTGTGCATATGGGAGGCGTGGTATGGATAAAAGTTATATTTTGTCAGTGATTCGCGATTTCGCAGAGGAACGTCTAAGAGTAGAAAGCTCGAATTGGTATTGGGCGCACGACTATATTCAGTTGAAGTCTTATCAGAAGTGGGCGGTAAAAGAGATTATGAAATGTATTGTAGAATCAGAAGGCATATCGCCGATTCTGGCAGTGGAAGATTTTGTGCATAAGATGAATTGCTTTTCGCGTAAAAAAGGAAAGACTGCAATGATATTTTCCATTGCGCGGGATACGGGGGAAGATATTTTAGATGTGTTGATTGCGATGAAATAGTATGGAGGTGAAAGAGAAGGTTGTTTGACTTTCGGCAAAAAATTTCAGATTTAGATTTTAATAAAATAAACCGTGGGCGTGAGTGGGTAAAGAATCATTTTTCTGCAATAATGAATAGGGAATTGTTTTCAAGAGAGATTTACCATCATGGCGTAAAAGGGCAAAAGTGGGGCGTGAGGAATGGACCTCCTTATCCGCTTGACAGAAGCGGCGGAAAAGGGATTGCAAAATCTGGTAAAGGTGATAGAATTAAATCAAACTTGCAATATTTTGCGAAAATTTCGATAGAGAAATTGACTAAGTATGCTCTTGATTTTGACAGGCAACCTGATAAAGCGAGTGCATTCAAAAAAGCTCTAGGGTATACAAAAAAGAATGCTCAAGAATTGATTGATAATGTTAATGCTCATTTTGATAAGGATAAATTAGTAGAAAAAACTGATGATGGATATGGTATGCGTTATGAACATGTTATGAGATTAAAAGGTCCAAATGGAAAAGAAGCAAATGTATTGACAGGCTGGATTGAAGAAGAAGGAGATTATAGATTGACAAGTATTTATGTAACAAAAAAGAAGGTGAGAGAATGAATATTAATCAGTATGATAAGATCCTTTTAAAAGACGGGCGAACGGCTTCAGTTGTGGAAATTTTTGGAGATGGTGAAGTATATTTAGTGGATGTTGATTTACCCGGACCTGATTGGGAAACCATAGCAGTTAAGGAGTGCGACATTAAAAAGGTTATGTAATGATATTCATCTATTAGAAGAATTAGCGCCTGAATAGGCAATCGAAACAAATGATATTTTATACAGCAAAGCTCGGTCTATCCGAAACGGTAGACGCGGGCTATTTTTATGTTTATTTTTGAAAGGAGAACATATGAACAAATTAAATGTTATAAAAGTTATCAAAGGCCTGCGGTTCGGTTTACAGAAACACAGCCCGGAAATTTTGACAGGCATTGGCATCGCCGGTATGGTAACGACCGCTGTTTTGGCGGTACGCGCAACTCCAAAGGCTTTGCTGCTGCTTGAACAGGAGAAACAGCGAAAAAATGACGAATTGAAAGCCGCTGCAAATGAAACAGACAGCGGAGAATGCGAAGAAATCGAAAAATTGAAACCTGTGGAAGCAATACGCGTTGCATGGACTTGTTATATTCCATCTGCCGTAACGGGTGTATTGTCCATTGCCTGCTTGATAGGCGCAAGTTCTGTAAATGCAAGGCGAACGGCGGCTTTGGCGACTGCATATTCACTTTCGGAATCCGCTTTGAAGGAGTATCAGGAGAAAGTCATTGAGACAATCGGGGAGAAAAAAGAACAGGGCATACGGGATTCGGTTGCGAAGGACAAACTAAAACGCGATCCGGTTGTCAACAAAGAAGTGATTATTACAGGTAAAGGGGAAACGCTTTGTTACGATTCAATTACATCAAGATATTTTAAATGCGACATTGAAAAATTGCGTAAAGTGGAAAACATGATGAATAAAAGGCTTCTCAGCGAAATGTATATTTCCCTAAACGAGTTCTATTATGAAATAGGCTTGAACCAGACGGATATAGGGGACGATCTTGGCTGGAATATTGAAGATGGGCTGGTTGATTTAGAGTTTAGCTCCCAATTAGCAGAAGATGATACACCATGCCTAGTGATCGGTTATCGGGTATCTCCAAGATATTCGTTCCGTTCTTTACTATGATTACGCGAAAAAAACATAGCCTTTAATGGAAAGAATCCACATAAAAACAAACAATTTAAGGAGGAAGAAATATGGAAACAAACAAATTGAACGAAGAACTTATTGAAACTGGGGCAGAGGAAATTACAGAAGCGGCTTCAAATGGAAACTTTAAGATGGCGGCTGGTTTGGGTATCGGCATTCTTGCGGGCGTTGCGCTCTGTAAGATTGCGAAACCTGTAATCACTAAAATCAGGAACAGGAAGAAGCAGAAAGACGATGTGGTTGATTCTGAAATAGTGGAAGAAACGGAAGCGGAAAGAGAAACGAAAGAATCCAAATAATGTTTGGTGGAAGAAAGGAGAGGCGTCTGTAATAAGATGCTTTCTCTTTTCTTTTTTATATTGCGTTTGAAAGGAGACAAAACCGTGGAAGAATACAAATCTAATTCACATAAATCGAAAGAGAATAAGAAGGTAGAAAAAATTGTAAGCGGCTCTGTAAAATCCAGAAAGAAAAGTGAAATCCAGAAGTTTGCGAATGTGTTTATTCAGGAAGACGCCCAGAAAGTAAAATCTTATATTTTAATGGACGTGCTTGTGCCAGCATTGAAAAAAGCAATATCGGACGTTGTGACAAATGGAATTGATATGGTTTTATACGGTGAAAACGGCCG